GCTCATTCTGGCCACGTGCTTATAATTTGATTTGGAACGAATGGTTCCGTGATCAAAACTTGCAGGACTCTGTTCCTGTCGATCTGGACGATGGTCCAGACGATCCTGCGGACTACACTATCTTACGTCGCGGAAAGCGACATGACTATTTCACATCAGCTTTGCCTTGGCCTCAAAAAGGCGAAAGCGTTACATTGCCTTTAGGCACAACTGCACCAATTCTTACTAACTCTGCAGATATTCAATTTAAAACATCTGCTAGTGGTGCTACACAAAATCCGATGTTAGGTGCTTTCAGAACCTCATCGTCTCCTAACTACACGTTCCCGAACGACACAACTGGTCAAACATCAGTTGGTACATTACGTTTCGGAACAGAATCAGGACTATATGCAGACCTCTCAGAAGCTACAGCTGCAACAATTAACCAATTACGCCAAGCGTTTCAAATTCAAAAATTATTGGAACGCGATGCAAGGGGCGGTACTCGATATACTGAAATTATCCGCGCTCATTTCGGCGTGGTCTCTCCTGACGCTCGCTTACAACGTCCGGAATATCTCGGCGGCGGATCAACAAATATCAACATCAATCCAATTGCTCAAACGTCCAGTTCGACTGTTACTGGATCGTCTACCCCTATGGGTACACTTGCTGCTATGGGTACTGCCTTGGCTCATAATCATGGTTTTACTCAATCGTTTACTGAGCATGGCGTAATCATTGGTATGGTCTCTGTAAGAGCAGACCTTACATACCAACAAGGCTTACCACGTATGTGGAGCCGTCAAACGCGCTATGACTTCTACTTCCCTGCCTTCGCCCATTTAGGAGAGCAGGCTGTCCTAAATAAAGAAATTTATATTACTGGCGAAGAAGCGCAAGACAATAACGTATTCGGTTACCAAGAACGTTGGGCAGAATATCGTTATAAACCTTCACAAATTTCAGGCTTATTTAAATCAACTGCTGCCGGAACTCTTGACGGCTGGCATTTAGCCCAGAAATTTAATACATTACCAACACTCAATAACACGTTTATTGAAGACACACCACCATTAGACCGAGCACTTGCTGTAGGCTCGGAAGCCAACGGACAACAATTCCTATTTGACTCATTCTTTGATGTCAAAATGGCACGTCCAATGCCGATGTACTCTGTACCTGGCTTGATTGACCATTTCTAATGGGCTTCGGAATAAACTTCAGCGGCATCGGCGACTTATTGGGGGATCTCGCCCCAATTGCTGCCGTAGCTGCCGCCCCAGCGACTGGCGGTTCATCATTAATGGCTTTAGCTCCTTCTGCCATTTCTGCTGGAGCTTCATTACTCGGTGGAATGCAAGCAAATCAAGGTAATATTGCACAATCAAATGCAGCTAATGCATTTAGCGCTTCTCAATCCAAAGCACAAATGGATTTTCAGGAGCGCATGCGTGCAACACAATACCAAACAGCTGTAGAAGATCTTAAGAAAGCTGGATTAAATCCAATGCTAGCTTATACACAGGGAGGCGCCGGAAATTTATCAGGCGCTTCTGCTTCTGCTGCTTCGCCAGCACGTTTGGAAAACGTAGCAGCACAAGCGGCAAATTCTGCCGCCCAATCTGCTCAATTTACTAATATTCTTAAACAAAATGAATTGTTATCTGCTCAGATTAATAAAACTGATGTTGAGTCAGATAACATCATGTCTCAAACTATGAATAATCGGGATATTAATCCCAATATTCGTGCAACTTATCATAATATTGTTGCTCAAAAAGGTCTTATAGATTCAACTAAAGACCTATATTCTGCTAAAGCTATGCTTGCTAATTTTGGTAGAAATGAAGCAGCTGCATCATCTAAATACTATTCAACTGGCGGAGCTGCAAAAATAGCAGCTGAAAAGGCCAAAGGTATGGGATTACCATCCCTATTAACCGGCTCTGCTGAAGGTTTTAACCGTTTTCTACAAGGATTAGATCAATGAAAAAATCAATTTTTTTACGTACCGCATACAACTATGACACCAACGCTGCGTCTAATGCGTCCGGGTTGGTTTGTGAGGAACCAACTCGGGCGCAGCAGCACCATAAAGACGAGTGTGACATTAATGTCATCCTCGAACGCTTTGGAAAAACGGGTCAAGTACCCGTAAACGCGATTAGCGGTACTTATGGCGACTTTTCAGGAGTCCATGACTACCATACCGCTCTTAATACATTAATCGCCGCAGAAAGCGAATTTGAGGCTTTACCAGCCAATATTCGCAAGCAGTTTGCAAACGAACCTGCAAGACTCATTGATTTCCTCAATGATCCTGCAAACAAAGACCAAGCTATTGAACTTGGTCTTGTAAATCGACCTATTACCAGCTCTTTTAATGAGCCTGTAGAGGTCAAAAACACCGTCACCGATCCGTCAGAATGACGGAAGCACAGTTACTTTACTTGATGTAACTGTGCTAGGTGACACCAATCACCGCAAAAACACAAAAAACTGAGGGCATATCATGGGCATGTATAGAAAAAAAGTTAACAAACAAAAGTCCGCTAGGACTTTCAAAAAAAACGCCGGTAAAACGGCTTACGCTAACCTTAAGACCAACCCAATGCGGGGCGGAATTCGACTTTAATAAAAGGAGCCACCTCACATGGCCTGTTATCACCCTCTGACCGCTTATCTAAGTGGACATCAAACAAATAATAAGACCGGCAAATCATTTCGCCGAGTCTCATTTAAAGAGACTGACGAACACGATCGTCAAGTCTCACTGCCCTGTGGCCAATGTATTGGCTGCAGGCTAGAACGCTCACGACAGTGGGCTATGCGCTGCATGCATGAAGCGCAATTACATGAAAATAACTGCTTTATAACCCTCACCTATAATGACGAAAATTACCCCCAAAACGGAAGTCTTATCAAAAGCGACTTCCAAAAATTTCTTAAGAAATTCAGAAAAGCCATTGCCCCTGCAAGAATTCGTTACTACATGGCTGGAGAATACGGCACAAATTTCGGCAGACCTCACTTCCACGCCTGTATCTTCGGATACGATTTTCATGATAAGAAACTACATCAGAGGACTTCCTCTGGTTCTCTCATATATAGATCCCAAGAGCTTGAAAAGCTCTGGACACATGGTTATTCCTCCATTGGAGACGTTACATTCGAGTCAGCTGCCTACGTTGCTCGATATATTATGCAAAAACAAACTGGAAAAGTAGACTCAAATCATTACACATTCTGCGACTATAAAACGGGTGAACTCGTCAAATTACTACCTGAATACAACAACATGAGTCTCAAACCCGGAATCGGATCAGAATGGTATAAAAAATACAAATCTGACGTCTACCCCCATGACTACGTAGAACTACGTGGTAAAAAACTTAAACCTCCAAAGTACTATGACAAACTGTACGCTAAGGAAAACCCTTATGAATACGATCAAATACTTTATACAAGAGAAAAACAAGCTAAACTACGACCTGAAGAACATAGCTATGAAAGACTGCTCGTAAAAGAAACTGTTCAAAATGCTAAACTTCAAAAACTTAAACGAAAACTCACATAGGAAAATCCTCATGAAACTAATCATCTGTACTGTAAAAGACCGAGCTGCAGACGCTTACGGCCGTCCAATGTTCGTACCATCTACAGGAGTAGCTATTCGCTCATTCTCTGATGAAATCAATCGTAATAATGCTGATAATCAGCTATACAATCACCCCGACGACTTCGACCTATATGAATTGGGAGAGTTCGACGATAACTCCGGCTTATTCGCTTTACATGAACAACCAAAACTATTATCGTTAGGTAAACAAGTAAAACTTAGCTAAAAGCCTTAAACAAACCGGAGAGAAAGAGTATCTTTCTCCCGGAAAACTACCAAGGAAAACAATGCACCGCAATCGTTCAGTAAGTACCCATCAATTCGCTATGGTACCTAGAGCTGATATTCCACGTTCAAAATTTGACGTGCAATCAGCGCATAAAACAACACTCGATTCGGGCTACCTTGTACCCGTCTACGTTAATGAAGTGCTCCCTGGGGACACTTTTAACTTCAAAATGACTGCCTTCGCTCGAATGGCAACTCCAATATATCCAATCATGGATAACATGATCTTGGATTCATTCTTCTTTTTCGTCCCTAATCGCCTAATTTGGAATAATTGGCAAAAATTTATGGGCGAACAAAATAATCCTGGGGACTCAACATCTTATGTAGTCCCAACAACAACAAGCCCAGAAGGCGGTTACGAAGTAAACAGCTTACAAGACTATATGGGCTTACCAACCGTAGGCCAAATTGGCGGATCTGCCACATTTGAGCATTGCTCATTCTGGCCACGTGCTTATAATTTGATTTGGAACGAATGGTTCCGTGATCAAAACTTGCAGGACTCTGTTCCTGTCGATCTGGACGATGGTCCAGACGATCCTGCGGACTACACTAT